CATTCTATCTTTTGCGGTTAATTGCATATTTGCTTTAGCGTAAGTTTTTTCATCAATGTCAATTTGTATAAGTTCTTTTTTAAGTTCATCTGTTTCTTCTGCTAATTTTTGTTGAAGTCTTTTTAATTTAACTTCAGTTCTTCTGTAATCAAAAGATAAACTCATTAAATTTTCTAAATAAACATTTTGTTCTCTAACACACTGCCAATACTTTGCAGCCTTCGTTGGATATTTCATATCATTTAAAACTGAAAATCTCATCTCTGTTTCAGTTCTAAAAATTTGTTTTTTAGTCCAAGTATCTCTTAATTCATCGACCATACCTTTAAAATCGGTAACGTCATTTGGGTCTAATATATTATGTAAATTATCTGATTCTTTATCGACTAAATCTTTTATATTTCTTTTTTCTGACATAGTAATCCTTTATTAATTTCTAATGTATAACCTTTATAAAAATAAAGTCAATGTTAAGAACTAGAGAATGTAACCGTTGTAGGTGCTCCTGCACCTGACCATTCTTCAGTTGCATTAGTTTCACCTCCTATAGGAGTAACATAACCACCAGTTATTAAACCCGCTCCTTGAGTAAGACCTGATCTACCGTATAAAGATCTAGCAGAATTACTAACTGGTGAAGTTGTCCAAGCAGTACCATTGTATTTTTCTGTTACACCACTATCTACTCCAGGCCCTGGTTGTCCACCAAAAGCCACTGCACTATTGGAATTTTCTCCACCACCAAAAGCTCTACTTCGTGCTGTATTTAAATTTCCTCCCGTTGTCCAACTTGTTCCATCATATTCCTCAGTAGCATTTGAATAAGGCCCTGGAAGTGGAGTTGAATCTGGGTTTCCTGAAAACGCTAATGCAGATGTTTGCGTACCTGCTCCTCCACCCGCATATCTTGCAGTGTTCATAGGATTAACCGAAGTCCAACTAGCACCATTATATTCTTCAGTTGCAGTAGTTGCAAAAGGTGGCCCTGGAGTACTACTATCTTGTCCTCCTCCAATTAAAAAAGCAGTTGAGCTTCCATTAGTACTAGTTCCTAACATTGCATCTCTTCCTGTATTTAATGAAGGTGTTGGTGACCAAGTTGATCCATCATAAGAAAGAGATGTGGTTTGAAAAGAAGTACCACTTACAATTCCTCCAGCACTTATCACATCTGTTTGAGGGCCTCCAGCTCCAGCGTTAGCTGTTGGAGCAGGCATAGCACCGCTTGACGTCCAAGCACTACCATCATATTCATTAGTCGCAGCAACATAAGATGTGCCGTTATAACCCCCCATTTGGACAGCTGCCAATTGGCTTCCTGCTCCCATCTGATTTCTTATATTTGTAGGATAATTAGTCCCTGATGCCCAAGCGTCTGCTGTTGTAACTCCTCGTCCTTTTAAAGCACGAGTAGTTAAGTTATACCAAACTTCTCCTTCAATAGGATTGGTTGGATCAGAAGCTCTGATCGGGATATTATTTCCATTTATATTTATATAATCTGCCATAATTTTTTAACTTGTTGTAATTGCATTTGTTGACTCAAAAGTACCTGTCCATTCTATTGTTGTATTTGTTGTAGTTGGAGGTATACCTTCCGTGTCTCCACCAAAATTTAATCCTAAACCTGCACCTCCAAAACCTGAAGTATAAGTTCTTGCATATGGAGCGTTAGAAGTAGTTGCCCAAGAAGTTCCATCATATAATTCGGTAGAATTTGTAAAAGTACCCCCATTTAAATTTCCTTGAGATTTTAAAGCATCTGTAATTGAAGTTCCAGTTACCATATGTCCTCTACAAGCTGTATTAACAGGATTTCCAGACGTAAAACAAGTCCCATCCCATTCTTCAGATGATGAAAGAAGAGTGCTACCCACTGGCGTTGGTGTATTTCCTGATGCAAAAATAGCTGAACTTGATGTACCTGATCCACATCTTGAACCCCCTGATGTGTTCCTTCCTGTATTAAGAACTCCTGGTGATGAAGTCCAAGTTGCACCATCCCAAGTATAAGTTTCATTAGCAGCTATAGGAGGTTCTGCTCTAGCTGCTAAAACTGCTGTTTGAGTTCCCGCACTAAACCAACCTGATTCAGCTTGTGATGGAGAAAACATACTACCAACTGTTGTCCAAGTAGATCCGTCATAATTTAAATTAAAAGTACCTGGATTTCCACCAAATAAAAACCCTGCTGTTTGAGTTCCATTACCTTGTGTTGAGTTATTTGCCGAAGGTAAAGAAGTTGATGCTGTCCAAGTAGATCCATCATAATGAGTTACAGCTGAAATTGTAGGACTATAACCTCCAGCAGAAACTCCTGCTGTTTGAGTTCCAAAACCTGCAGAATAAGATATGTAACGACCTGGGCCACCTTGTGGGTGATTTGCTCCACTTGCCCAAGTATTAGATGAAGTTACACCTCTAACTTTAGCTTCTCCAGAAGTCGAGTTATACCAAACCTGTCCCTCCGTTAAGTTAGCGGGATCCGATGAAAGGTATTGTACCTTCTGTCCAAATATGTCGTAATAAGTTGCCACTTATTATTCCTCCAATGTTATATCTACTGGTCTAGACTGATACTCCATTGATCCTTCTTGTTTTCTTGGATCATCTGCAGGTATAGCATCCCAGGCAGCTTGTGCAGCTTGTACTTCTGCATCTACAATCGCTTGTGCTTCAGATAAAGTTTTATGAGTGCCAGCTACTCCAGCAATCCATCTGTTAGCATCTTGATTGTGAGCATTCACTCTCCACACATTACCAGGAAAACTTCTAAATTCAACTTTCCTAGCATCATCGTGCGTAATGAAACCTTTACCCCAGTTTTCTGCTACGCAGTATTGATATGTTTTATGTGCCATAGTTTTATCCTCCTTAATTCTTTAACTTGTTGTAATTGTTTGTGTTTCTACTCCCGCATTTAAAAAATCTTCTGTAGTATTTGTATATCCTGGAACGGGGAAACTTCCTTCTCCACCTGCAAAAAATCCAGTAGAACCATTTCCACCTTTCATCGTTTTTTGTCTTGCTGCCGATAAACTTGCAGTAGTTGCCCAAGAAGTTCCATCATAAACAGCGGCAAGTGTTTGATAAGGTGATTGACCTCCAGCAGCAACTCCATTTGTTTGAGGGCCAAATGCTGCTACACCCTCTAAAGAAGCTGGGTAAACATTACTAGCTGTCCAAGAAGTTCCATCATATTCTTCTGTTTTATTTGATAAAGCGGGTTCTTGTCCTGTAGTCATAACAGCGGATGTTGGGCCTCCAAATCCTGCACCATTGTATCTTGCTGTATTTAAAGTTCCTCCAGTTGTCCAAGCTGCTCCAGTCCACTCTAAGGTAGCACCATCATTTACAACTGGTGCTCCAGGAGAAGTACCTGCAAATATTAATGAAGCTGTACTTGTTCCAGCAGCTGAATGACTTATCCTAACAGCAGGTAAAACAGTTGAAGTTGTCCAACTTGTTCCATCATATTCTTCGTGTAAATTAGTAGGAACAGTAGTTAATCCTCCTGCAATTCTTCCAGCAGTTTCAGAATCTCCCGCTCCTACTACACTTCTTCTTCCTGTGTTCACTGGATTTCCTCCACTCCAAGTTGATCCATTATATTCTTCGGTAGCTGTAGTATTAGGAGCAGGAGGTGAAAAACCTGCAGCAGCTACAGCTGATGTTTGGATACCAAAACTTGCACCTAAACCTCTAGCAGTACCTAAATTTCCACCACTAGAAAAAGCTGCAGTTGGATTAAAACCTTGCAACTTAAAAGCACCATTAACATTGTCATACCAAATCTGACCTTCAATCGTACCTGTATTAGATGCCAGCGACTGGACAGCCGCTCCTTGGATCTCTCTGTACTCAGACATTATTTAACCGTTAACAGCCAACCTTGAGTTCCATCAACATAGACTAAAGTGTTAGCTGCCCTTTCAGTACCAACAGTTAAGTCAGCGGCAGAGCCCTGAATATTTTCTGAATTTCTACCAATTGTTAAATTGTTTGTATCGAATGTTCCTGCGTAGTCTATAAATGAAACAAAATCTCCAATTGAAGGAGAACTAGGTAAGGTCATTGTAAATGCACCACCTGTTGTATTAATAAAATATCCTTCACCTGCGACTGCAGTAAAACCTGTAGTCTTAACCGCTTGCCACGAAGCGCCGCCAGAAATATCTCCGAATGATAAATTACCAGAACCATCAACAGTCATTACTTGACCATTAGCTCCAGAAGTTGTTGGTAAAGTTAAAGCAAAAGATGAAGCAACTGTTCCAGCTGCTTTTAAACCTACATATTCACCACCTGATGTGTCGCCAAATCTAACTTCACCGGTTGCACCAACTGTTACGTTAGTACCATCCCAAACTAAATTTGCTGAACCACCAAATGCACCTGCATTATTAAATTGAATTTGTGTATCAGATCCACCTGCACTTGTTGCAGAAATACCTTCTACGACTTCATCAGAACCATCTACATAAATTAAAGTTTTAGCTCCTGCTGCAACATTAACTGTTGCCGCTCCTGCACCTGCAGTTAAGGTTAAAATTGAATCTGAACCATTATTAATTAAATATTGTTTTTCAATGTTTGGTAAAGTTATTGTTTGTGTACCACCTGCAGTTCCAGAAAAAACTAAAGTTGCAGATCTTCCTGCTTCTTCTGTATAAGTAGTAGTATCAGAATTTGATGTGTAAGCTAAAGTGGTTGCACCTGTAACAACAATGTTTGCAATTCCACCAACAGCGTTATCTAATCTTTGTAAGTTTACGTTTGTTCTTTCACCCCACGTACCAGAGTTTTCTCCAGTAGCCTGAAGAATTAAACCTAAATTTGAAAATGTACTAGCCATATGTTCTCCTAAATATCATATTTTTATAGTGGTGTCCACGTTTGCGCGTCCCCAGTATTTATAGGAGTCCACGATTGGTTGTCGCCAGGTATAATCGGCTGCCAGATTGTTATACTAAGGCTACCTGAGCCTAATGTCAAGACATTTGCTGTAGGAATTATTCTTTGTTGGGTACTAAAATCTAGTGTCCCAACGCCTGTTGGAAGGTCATTTCCAGTTACAAAATATCTAGATTCAAACCCTAAAGTTCCTAATGCAGGGGTTAATTCATTACCAGTTGGTTGAATTATATTTCCTGCAGATACAGTAATTGTACCAGAATTTAATGTTACTGAAGATGCAATAGCTCTAAAATTAGCATCTAATTTTAATTCAGGATCTCCTATTTCAACAGTAACTGATGGACCAGGATCTAATCTTATAATAGTCGGTAAAGCGACAGTTGGTTGAGTTGTACCAATAGTTAACTCTGATCCTGTAGGAGTAAATTGAGCATCTAACTTAAAGTTTACAGATCCAGTTGTAGAATTTAACTGAACACCAGTAACTGCTTCAGTTAAAGAATCTGCAATTATATTTGGTGATTGAACAAGAGCTTGTAATAAATTAGTAGCAAGTTCAATGTTATTATCAGCTACAACAGTTGCATTATCTAAAGTTAAAGATAATTGATTACCTGTTACAGAAAGATTAGCTATTCCTTTAAAGGTTAAATTACCTAATTCAAAAGATAATTCTGTGGAATCTGGCACTATATTTGCAGTACCAAAAACATTTACCTGAGCACCAATTCCTCCCCACGAATCAACACCCCACGAATCTAAACCCCAAGGTTGATCATTAGGTGATTGAATAGTTAATTGATCTGGAAAAGCTAAACCGTTTTGATCCCACTCTCTTTGTCCCCAAGACGCAGCTCCCCATCCAGCGTCATTACCAATGCCAACATTGACATTAATAGCTTTACCGCCGTAAGTAAAATTACCCCAGGTACTAAATCCCCAACTCGTATCAGCCATAATTTTTTATTATGGCAAACTGTACTACGATATTCTCAAAATCGCACTTGTAGAGTTTGCGTCTGGAAACTGAATTGTAAAATCGCCGTTTGTTGAAGTTTTGTCTCCACCAAAATCTAACACCACAACTGCTTTGTTTGCTTGTGAAGTGTTGTAGATTAAAGCAGCGGATGCAGTGATTGTAGCTGTTTGAAAAGTTAAATCACTGAAGTCAACAAAGGCAACGTTGTCTGCAACACTAACAGATGTGTTTGTTAGTTCTGCGCCCGCAGCAGTATAACCAGTTCCACTAGTTTCGTTTGAAGTAGTGTATATAGTTGTTCCCGCAGCAGTAAATCCAGTTACAGTAGTGTACAATGCTAATTGAAATGTATCACCACTCGTAGTGCTGAAGTTGTGAGTTCCTAGAAACAGTTCTTGTTTAAAACTATCAGGTACTATGTTTGCCATTTATCCTCCTATTTTGATGGATCGACTGAAGGTAAAGGTACCCTCACGACGCCATCGGTATACTCATCTCTTCTTCTACGACCTGTTTGTTCTACACCAAACGACTGTTTAGCTGTTTGATAAGATTGTTCGTATAGTTGTATCATATCTGGCGGACCTTTCAAGTATTTATATGTCTCTGCCAGACATCCATATAATAACATATCCTCAGCAAATGTAGAAACATAAGTTGTTGCTGAAGTCGTACTTGTGATCGTTGCTGGTTGTACATAATAAGCAATCGTAACGTTAAAATTATCTGCTGGAGTAGGAGCTACCACCCAAGTATCATTATCCCAGTTTGCATAATACTTCGGTGTTCCATATGTTGTCGATGGAGTAGGATCGTACTCAGCCATAAAACTAGTATCTTTTTGTTCTAAAAAAGTTTGTTCATTACTAGAATCTGTTATTTGAACATATCTAATATTTCTTAAATTAGTTGGTGTGGATACATATCTATTTCCAGACGTCATTGCAGCCGTAGCATAAGCTCTAAATGCATCAATTTGTAATTCTCTATAAATTCTATTTTCAGTATTTTTAGTTATTTGATCTAATGTAGAATCAGTTAGACCATTACTATCAACTTCAGTATAGTTTCTAATTTGTGTTTGTAATTCTCCGTAATTCATTATGATGATAAAGTTACCGGTCCAGCCGATATACTTCCTCCTCCTATTCTAGCTTCTTGAGTTGCTGTAGTTGCAGCTTCCCAAGTATAATGATCTGAATCAGTCACAGTTATTGTATAACCATTTTCATCATTTATATCACTAGCTTGAATTCCATACAAGCCAGTTCCATCTCTAAATCTTACAATATCTCCTGTCGATCTACCGTGCGATTCTTCAAATACAGATACTGTAGAAGAACCTGAAGTTAAAATTAATGGGTTTAAATCTAAAACTCTAGCAACTGCTGGTTCTGTTCTTGCAGGTCTAGCGTTTCTTAGTCCTTGTGGATCAGCTCCGTGTGGCTTTGGTTCTAATTGTGGATGTTTTTTCTCATATTCAGAATAGTGAACAAAAGAATTATTCCACTCTTTAACCATTTCTCTGTAAGGAAATTGTTGTCCTGATCGATCTGAAATAGCTAATGCTCTTTTACCTTTAGCAAATCCTGACATTATACTCCATCTCCAAAAAATGTTTGTGGTGAAATATATAAAGATGTTCTTTGACCATCTTCATCTAATGCTCTTTTTAATTCATCTTCGTATAACAATCTTAATCCTTCTGTTCTTTCAGGAGAATGTTTGATTGATAAATAATATGCAAGTCCTGATACCATACAAGGTATAAATCTATAAGCTACATCTGCTGTGTTTGTATATGCACCAGCATCTTCTATTCTTGCAAGATAATAAAATTTTAATTGATAATTAGATCCAGAAAAACTTGATCCAGGTGTAATATATAAAAACACACTTGGATTTACAGTTCTTTGAACATAATATTGTGAAGGTGTTCCTTGTGCTAATTTATTAGGTAGTGCTGCATAAGTTGATCTATCTATTTTTGTTAAAGAAGTATCAACTGGTGCAGTTGGAGTAGTATTATTTCTAATGTATGCTTCTAATACATCGTTAATATCATTTGGAAAATTAACATTATCATTTGCATAATTATATTCTGCTTGACCTAAAACTAATGGAATAGTTGCTTGTTTAACTTTCCATAAATGTACACCTCTGTTTCCCCATTCAGAAAATAAAATATTTAAAGATCGTCTAGCGCTTCTTAAGTGATAACCTGTTCTTGTTCCACCTACGCCAGCTCTCTCTAAAGCTTCTTCTATAATGTCATCGATTTCTAAATCGAATGCTGTTGTTCCAGAGGTAGCCATTTAGCCTCCTATTTATCTATATACAGAATTAATGTTGCATTAGCTACTGAAGTTGCTCCAACACCATCTGTGTATAAAACTCCATCTTCAGGTAAGTTTAAAGTTTCTGTTTGTCCTGGCGGTACTCTAACTGGAATGTAAACTCCTGTTGTAGTTGTTGAACTAACATTAGTTGCATTTGCTAAAAGATTTATATCTGCAGTTCCAGCTGCTCCTCCAGTTGTAGTATTAGATTGTAAAGCATAAGCTCTTAATCTAGTTCTACCAGTAAACGCAACACCATTTGCTTCTAATACAATTGGTTTTACATCTGATTTCATACTCATAAATTTTATCTCCTAAATTTTAGGAGCACCCGAAGGTGCTCCATTAATTATTATGATAATTCTGGTTGACCTTCTCCAGGTTTACCATTGTCTTCAACAGTGTAGTAAATAGTTACTAGAGTAGTTGATGATAAAGTAGAAGATGCAACACCTGCACCATAGATAGTTGAATTACCATCTAATACAGTGTTAGTTGCAGTTCCTAATGAACCATTAACTTTTCCTGATTGAAAACCATTAGCACTTAATGCAGAAGCAAGAGTTGTTGCTCCAGCACCTGAAGTTGAAGTACCAAGATTAATTGTTTTGTCTGCTGCGCCAGTTGCATTGTGAGTTACGTCCATAATTCTAGCGTTGTCCGGTAGAACTACAGCGCCACCACCAATGCCTGTTACAGCTGCGTAAGTTGAAGTAGAACCATCTACTACAACCTCTGCTGCAAGAACTACTGTTCCAGGAAATGTATCTTTTTTATCCTGACCACCGTGAGATCTTACAATGCCTTGAAAGGTATTTGTTGCCATAATGTTATCCTCCTAGTTTTATAGAATACTGTCTCTAGGCCGTCGACTATACGCGTCAGCATTCTAAATATATGTATAGTGCTTTAATTATATATTAGATTTTAGTAGAGTGCAAGAGGGCCTACGGTAAAGATTGGATTTTTCCAACAATGTAGCTTTTTTTAAGTTGCTACAGAAACTTGGGGAGCTATTTCATTAACCTTATTATCTAAATGAGCTTTTTTAGCTTCAGCCATTTTAATATGGTTAATCACTTCTTTCACCTTATGGTCTATTCTGACCATATTGAGAGTATATCTACCCTCGTTAAGATGCTCCTGCTCCCATTGTAGATCCAGTGACTTTTTCGTTTTGTATAGATCCTGCAGATGTTGTTGCATCGTCATTTATAACCTCCTCATAGGTTATTCTATTTATCTCATCAGCATAATTGCTTCCAAGATATTCCCATTCTATACTTTTTTCTCCTAGTTTGTC